CTATTCCTGCGTCTTGCATTCTTCCTGCGGCTGCTCCTCTTATGTCTCCACCTTTAAGAACTTCTAATTCGCTTTCTTTTGCTTTAATTAGTTTATCATAATGAGCAGCACTGGCAATTATGTTGTTTAAATTTTTTTGTGTTTGTGGGTCAGTATCTCCACCTGCAATTCCTTCGCTAAGAACTTCTGCATCTCTTTCTAATTCACTCCTTGATGCTTTTAGTTTTTCGAGTCTGCCTGTTTCTCTTTTGACCTTATGTTGTCTTGTTCGTTCTTTTCTTTCTTCTGGAGTTAAATCTTTAAACTTTTTTCTTGCCGTTGCGGGAGTTGCTTTAGCAGGAGCGGCTTCCTGTTCTTTCTCAGACATTTCTTCTGGGCTTATTCTACTTTTTATTTCCACAGCCGCAGATGCAGGAGTTGCTTTAGCAAGGTCATCAATAGCCCCTATGTTTCCAGTCGCTTCCAATGATTTTGGAGTTACTCTTGGGGTTGGAACTTTTTCGACAACTTCTTCCTCATCATCACCACCAAACCAATTCATGGGATTTATTTTATCTAGTGCCTTTGACCCAAGGTCTGAAGCATAATTCAGAGCATCATCTACCATTACTGCTATATTAGAAAATATATTCCCTATCATACTAAAGAAATCTGCGATAGGACGAACAATAGCAGATATATTAATATCGAATCCCGCAACTTGTTCTGATGCCTCATCAAAACCAAGTGCGCCCAATGCCCACGCAAGAAGGTCTTTTAACATATTCAAAGGAACGTCTATTAGATTATTAATTAACATCTCAAACCCTTGTGTTATTCCTTCTCCAATTCCACCTTCCTCTTTTCCTTTTATGAATCCTTCAACAAAAGAAAGAATGCCCATAACTATCGTAATTGGAAAAAATAATTTTCCGAAAATCTTTGTGATGCCTCCTACACCTCCTGAGAATAATGATGATACCATTCCGAATCCGGGGATTTTACTAAACATTCCGCCGATTTGTGAAAACAATCCTCCAGATTTGTCAGGAACTTTTTCTGCTTTACCGGGTTCTTCGTCCCCATCTCCTTCTTTTTCTTCACGGGCATCTTCAATTGCCTTCATTTTTGCAGCATCGTCTGCTGCTTTCTTTTTTGCTTTATTTCTTTGTGCCCGTTTGCCTTCAGCTTCGGCTATTTTTGTTGCGTCTCGGACACTCATTTCAATTCTGTCGATAAGTCCTTTTATTGGTTTAAGAATTTGAAGAGTAGATAAAATATTATCCAGCTTATCCCCTGCTATGCTTGACGATTCGCTCTCTATCTTTTGTGCCTGATTAGAAGATTCTTCAACTGCTTCCTTAGTCTCTTCCAGAGGAAAATTGAGGTTAGCAAGTGCCTGTGCGACAGGAGAACCTCCCAACCCACTTGCCATCATTGAATTTTGACTGGGAAGTTGTGCCGCAACATTTTTTACAGGTTGCACAAGTGCAGAATTCGCAATAGTTTTTGTGAGTTCTGTTACGGGTTTGAATACTTCATTTAATTGTTGCGCGGTAAGAAGCACTGCCATTTTTAACTTCTATTCCTCTCTTCCATCTTTTGTTTTTCTTTTTCTATATGTTCAATGACCATAGACACATATAAATCTCTTTCCCAAGGTATCAATCCTTCAATGTCTGCCAAAGTATAATTATGATATTGCATAAGTGAAAAGTTTATTTTCAGCAGCCCCTCCAACGAATGGTCAGAGAGGATTAGCCGAAAAAACTTGACAAACCCTCCATTCTGATATCTTCTTTGTATCCACATTTTTCACAATTAAATTTAATATCCTTATACATCTTTGGCATTGTTGTGAAAAAGTGTTCTATCTTTTTAAATTGCTCTTGAGTTAGACCCTCAACCCAATCTTTCATTTCTTTGGGTGTATAGTCTGCCTTGCTATAGACATTATCATCATCATAAATTTTATCAATACATTGGGCAATCATTTTAAACGCATCTTCTGTTTTGGCATTTGTGATATTTCCCATCTTTGTCATTAATCCAACATCAGGGTATTTCATGACGATTCCAACAGAATCTGTAAATTCAATCTTGGTGGTGTGTGTTGGGTCTTTTTCGACTTTAATCGTGCTGATGTCGATTTCAAATTCAATAGGTTTACACCCTTCAACTTCGCATCCTGCTCTAGAGTAGCTTGTCGTAATGACATCACCCATAGATCTAGAACGAAGATTCAATAGAATATATTCAATATCAAATAATGGAAGTGTATTGGTGTCTATGTTTCCCTCAACCAAACAATTGTTTATAACTTGCTTTATGGCTTTTGTTATTTCCTTTTGGTCTTGTCCTTCCATTGCCATCAGAAGAATCTTTTCTTCTTTTACTAAAAACGGTCTGTACGATATTGTTTCTCCGGTTGACGGTAGCTCCAATTCATAAATCGGTATATCAAGTTTAGGTAATGCCATAAAATACGTTCTCCTTCAGATAATTAATATTATTTGTTAACCATAAATCTATCAAGCCCTGCTTTGTTTGACTCAGAGACTCCAGTAATTTTGCTTGATTGTTTTCCAAGATTTTTCATAAAGTTTATTCTCTGACCAATGCCGGACATAACTTGTCCGTCTGCTCTAGAGAATGCAGCCACTCCAAATTGATTTAGTGCCCCACTCACATCAAAATTTGGATATAGGTCATTTACAGTAAGATAGTTTCCAAATGGATTTAGGTTAAGTGGTTCTTCTCTCCAATAACGATATGCAAAAGTTACCTGAAGATTCATGAAAGAGTCTTTATCTCCCCAATCTAATTGGATTGGTGCAACCATTAGTGGATATGCATCTATCAATCTGCATCCGTATGTAGATTTTCCACTTGAATCGAATTGTTCAATAATAATATCAGTTACGAAGTCATCAAAATAACTAAACTGACTGTCTGTATTATTATCAACAATAAAATTTTGCCATTCTTGGAAGAGTTCTTTGACTCCCATGTCTTCTTTTACATAGAAACTAAGAACTACATCATCATATATATTTTGATATGGAATTTTTCTAATGGGTCCATGCGTAGTATATTCTAGAGTTGAAAATGCCCTGCCTGGAAGTTGTGCCTGATTACATAAAAATGCGAGAAGACGAGCCGGTTCTGAGTCTACAATTGCTCCAGCAAACATTACACGAAAATTTGCTGGATGAGCTAACTTTCCACCAACTCTCGCTTTGAAATCATTTATATTAAATGCCATTTATCTTCCCTTTTGTCGTGCGTATTTTGCTCTTGTGTCCATCCATATCTTCTTTCGTGTTGCTCTTCCTCCAGATTCACTTGTAAATCTTTCTAGTGGAAGAAATATTGCAATTTCCCATTCATCCGCAGGAACTTCCATATATCTAGATTGTGCATGTTCAAATAAATACTTTCTTACACATGGTTTGAAGTATCTATATTTAGATGATCTGTTTAAAATATTATATCCATTGGTCATTACTCTTAGTTTTGTGCTTCTATCCATATTTTCATTTGTAGCAAGGTCATACAAATTGTCCATTAACCTTGCTCTCCACACATACGGAAGATAGTGCATGTTGACACCAAGAAATCCATCCGCTTGTGCCTCGATTGGAAATACACAAGGAAACCTATCATAATATTCTAGAGTTTCTCTTAATTTTGGTTCATACTCAAACATGAAGAGTCTTCCGAGCATAAGCCTGCTTTTAAGAGTTGGCTTCATTCGTTTATTCAGTCTACCAATTCGCTTAAATCTTTCAGTAGAGACTTCTCTTAGCCCTGTCATCTGCATTGCCTTTTGGCGATACCAAGTTCTGGACTCAAGCACATCGGTGGGCATCTTTCCGCGCTTTACGCTGGATTCTATGAGAGTTTTAAATGTCGGTTTTGTAGTTGCCATATAACTATTTATGCTTTTTTAGGGGTTTTATTATCTTAATCCCTTTTCTTTTTAGAGTATCTTCTGTCCAGATTTCAAATGACCATCCACGGTCATTAGCATACCTCTCTGCATATTCCCATTTAGAAACATTCTTTCCGTATGCATATACCTCTTTAATATATTTTGGGCTCTTCCTTGCTTTGGTTTTGGGCGCAACGGTTTGGCGTTTGGGTTTGATTTCAACAATAACAGTTTTGCCATTGTTGTATGTAATTTTCAGGTCTGGATAGTATTTGTGTTGCTTGCCATCCGTCTTTGAGATATACGGAATCACCAATTCTTCACTGCTCCAACGAGCAATTTCAGAATTTTCATCACACCATTTGAATGCCTGTCTTTCCCATAGGGAGCGGTATGTTACATTGAACCGATTCCCTTCATATTTTTCAGCATTCTTTGGTTTCCATTTTCCTTTGTATGCCATATAGATATATTTCTCGCCTAAATAAATATAATATCTATATTTATAAATCAAAGAGGGTGTTCATATATGTCTAGGGTTAAAGAATTAGGAACAAATATGGTCGGGGATGTTTTGTCTGGTGCCACCGGACCATTGGGTGCCCTTTTTGGAGACAAGCACTCTTCGACGAGTTATAATTTTCCAATGAATGTTGAAGATTTGGGAGAACGTCATTTTATTAGATTTAATGTGATTAAGGTTGATGGGTCTTCGTTTAAAGGTGGGTCGAAAAAGAGTAGCACATCGGCTGATACGAATGCTGTGGGAGATTTAATTGGGGGTGCTGTTGGAGCAGCCGTTGGTGGTGGAATTGGTGGTGGAATTGTAGGAGCAATTGCTGGAAATGCCGCTGACTCTCTTGGTGTGTCAAGTGCGGTAGCAAATATTACAGATAGCTTAACCGATGTTGCAGACACTGCTGTTGGGGGGGTTGCTGGAGTTGCCGAGGGTCTTGCCGATGGTGCTATGGGTGCAGCAACTGACCTTGCTGGCGGGGTTCTTGGTGCAGCGGGCGACCTTGCTGGTGGTGCCGTAGGTGCTGTTGGAGATTTATTGAGCGGCGACCTTCCAGAAATCCCAAGTCTTGAAGACTTGAAGGTTCCTCTTCCAAATCCAATGGACATATTAAATGTAGACAATGCATGGGGTAGCATACAGGCTGCTGCCAGTGATACATGGGGAAATCTTTCCAGTGCCGCTGGTTCAATTAAAGATTCAGTTACAGGTGCTGTTGATATTCTAGAGGATTCATTAAAGGGGCTGGGAGAAGATGCTCCACAAGATTTTTCAGGGACTTCTGGAACTCAAGTTCAAAGTATTGCAGATATTATCCTGTACATTCCACATAATATTACTGAAAGTTATCAATCTCAATGGACAGGAGGCGCATTAGGTGCCGCAGGCGCACTTGCAGACGAGGCAATGAAGGTTGTCGATGCTGGATTTTCGGGGGCAGCAACCGCATTGATGAAAGCTATGGGAGATAATGCAGTTGGAGGTGCTGCCGAAGTGGGTGGTCAACTTTTGGCTGATGCTTTTTCTAATCCAGACTTACAAGGAGCAGTTCTCAAAAAAGCAGGAATTGCCATCGACCCCAAGTTTGAATTGCTATTTACTGGAGTTCAGCCTAGAACATTTACTTTTGATTTTAAAATGGCTCCAAGAAATGCAACAGAAGCTCAAATGATTGCAGATATAATCAGAGTTTTTAAAATGTATTCTGCGCCCGGAGCAAATCAAGACTCTTCAAGATACTGGACTCTTCCGATGTATTTTAATATAGAATATTGGAATTCAGATAAGACACATAAAATTAAGCCTTGTGCATTGACAGGAATTAATGTAAATTATACTGGGTCTGGAGACAATCATACATTCTATGATGGGTATCCTATTCAAACAGATTTGTCGTTGACCTTTATGGAAAGCGCATTGCTCACCAGAGAAGATTTTGAATCTGGAGATAATGGGGGTTATTAAACAATGCCAGATGGTGTATATTTTAGTTACATGCCGACAGTGCCATATGATACCTTCGATGGTTCTGGTGAATATAAAGTAGTCACTGATGTTTTCAGGAGAGTGCGTGCAACATTAGAGTCACGAACTGATAAGACTATCTATTATAATTATACTGTTAATGATGGCGAAACTGCTGAAACAGTTGCATACAAATATTATGGATATGCCAGATATCATTGGGTTATTCTTTTGATGAATCAAATTAGAAGCCCACAATGGTGTTGGCCTCTTGACGGGAAGTCTTTTGAAAAATATATTGTAAATAAGTATGGCTCGATGGTGACGGCAGTTAATACCCATTCTCATTATGAAACAAAGGAAGTTCGTGCAAGAGTTTCTGGATATGGATATGAAGTTGGTGATGTTATCTTAAAAGCTGGAATGGCTGCAAATGCAAACTTCACATATGACTACGCAGGAGGTTCGTTTGTTGTAGGTGACACACTTAAAGCTGTGAGTATGTATGGTAAAGAAGAGGCAGACAACGAAGCCAAAAGAAATATAATCTTATTAAGGCGTAATTTGTTGGCTGAGTTTGTTGATGAGTTTGAAAAATTACTTATAAGAAGAAGATAATTTAATGGATGATCCTAAAAATCAAGGTCCGGGTGATGTTACCGTCACACATTGTAATATCATTTCTACAAACGGAAAACAGACAAAGGATTTTGGTCCAAGAGTTTGGAATACTATTATATTAACAGAAAGCATGGGGCTTCTCCAAGGAGATGCTATATTTATTTCTGGTGAAATTACTATTGTGGATGCTGCTGGTTTGTTCAATGAAATGAATTTTTCTGGAGATGAGAAGGTGGAGTTTAGATTCAAAACTCCTCAGAAAGAGGAAATTGAGTTTATAGGAAAAGTATATCATATAAATGTTTCTGATTTTGATACCAAGCGTTCGATTACTTTAAAATTTGTTTCCGCAGAAAAAATCTTGGCAGAACAGATAAAATTTAATAGGGCATATAGAGACGTTTTGTATTCTGACATGGCACAAGATATTTTTTCGTCTTTGAATCCAATCAGTCAAAAGAAAATATATGCAGAGCCTACTAAAAATAAGGGAAGTTTGATTATTAATAATAAAGGCCCTGTCGATGCTCTTACTATGATAGCAAAGGTAGCAAGGTCGTCAAATTATATGGGTGCAAATTATGTATTTTTTGAACAGGTGGGTGGTGTATTTCAGTTTGTTTCTATAGAGAGTCTGGTGGACCCAACTAAAGTTGATTCTTCAATGATTTATTTTTATGGAGCCGTTCCCAAAGGAATTCGTAGTCTCGATAAACTAAAACAAATCAAAAGCTATACGGTATTATCAATGCCAAATATTGTCAGTAATGTTCAGAGGGGAATGTATGCAGGAACCACGGTGAGTAATGATTTGATTAAAAGACAGATTGAATATTCAACATTTAATTATGATGAAAGTTATGATAAGTATAAGTCTGTAAACTTTAATGAAGTTGGAAGTTCAGGAAAAACTACATTATTGGCTAATAAAAATTATAGTCAAAGAAATGAAGGTTATGTTTATTTTATTCCTAAGCAATTTAAGTCCTTTGATACTGATACCAATCATGGAGATGAGCGTGAGGATTCGTTGCTGGTTAGAAATTCTCAATTACAACAGATTAATGCTATTAGATTGCAACTCGTTATAGCAGGAGACAGTCAAAGAAAAGTTGGAGAAGTTATAGAGGTTGTAATTCCTGCCGTAGAGAAAAAAACAACAAAGGTCGGAGGAAGAACAGATTTGGCATTTTCTGGGCGTTATCTTGTCACAAAGGTTAAGCATGTAGTCACATCTAAGTCTGGGGGATACGATACAATTATGATGTTGACTAAAGACTCATATGCAGAACCACTTCCGGTAAAGGTGTAATATGGAACCTCTTGGTATAGGGCAGGTTGGAAATTTTCATTGGTGGGAAGGTGTCGTTGAAGACAACCTTGATCCTCTTGGTGCAGGTCGTTGTAAAGTTCGTGTGATTGCACATAACACACCAATGAAGGATGAGTTGTCTACTGCCGAACTTCCGTGGGCATATCCTCTTATGCCTTTGAATAATCCCCACGGCAAGATTGTTGCACTGAAGCCCGGAACCCGAGTATTTGGTTTTTATCGTGATGGTCCTGCGGGTCAAGATTTGGTAATGATGGGAACCTCTAATATTGGTTATGAAAATCCAGGCAAGTATGATAATTACGACGAAGAAGCTGAGCCGCCAAATAATATTAATATTGCAAAACCAACTCCAAGAATAGGTGATATTGGTTTTGCGGATGACCGTGAAGGAACGGGTGGTCCGATTGAAACTCAACCAAAGAAATCAAAAGTTACTCTTGATGATGCGGGAAAAATAAAACACGAAGACATTTCAGATTATGGTCCACTTCAACCAAACGAAATCAATACTCCCAGACTTCAGAGAGGTATTCCACAAGGAACTGCAACTGCTGCACACGCATTGTCTCGGGATGTTGTTATTACACCTACTCCGGTTGAATCTAAATCAGATTCGCATCCGATTGTTTCATATGTAGAGGAAGGAGAAGAGTATCTAGCAGAACCTGAGAATCCATTCAAGGCACAGTATCCTTTTAATACCGTAGAAGAATCTGACAGTGGTCATCTTAGAGAAATTGATGATACCCCAGGTGCAGAAAGAATTAAAGAAACACATCGAACAGGAACATTCTATGAGATTCATCCAGATGGCTCAAAGGTCACAAAGATTGTCAAAGATAATTTTGAAGTAACCATTGGAGATGATTTTACTAAAATTAGAGGAAGGTGTGCAGTTCAGGTTGATGGTCAGGCAGATTTTTATTGTCTTGAAAATATTAATGTAAAGACAGAAAAGAATGCGACGGTAACTGCGACGGAGAGTGCCACAGTAGATGCTGGAACTGATATTCATGTAGTAGCTCGTACTGGAAGTGCCACAGTTTCTGCTGGAACTTCTGCAACCGTAAGAGCAGGAACAAATGCGACAGTATCTGCCGATGAGTCCGTGGATGTTGTCGCGGGTGGTGATATGACAGTTGCTGCTGGTGGTCTGATAACCTTTAAAGACTCTTCTGCAACCGCAGCAAATGTGGATGCCATCATTAAAGATATTGATGAGGGAAGACGGGTTACCTAAATAATAAAAGGAGGATTTTGGTTTGCCAATAATCAAGAAATGGTCAGATTTCGATTTAGACTTTTCTGCTCACCCAAATACAGGGGATTTGAGCATGAAAAAAGATGAAGATGCGATTGTTCGTTCAGTTCGCCATCTTCTATTGACAAATTATTATGAAAAACCATTTCATCCTGAGATTGGTAGCAATCTTGTCCGTCAATTATTTGAACCAATGACCATACAGACAACCCTAAATATTAAGCAATCCATTATAGATGCGATAAATAATTACGAGCCAAGGGTTCAGATTAATGAAATTAATGTACAGCCCAGAGAGAACGAAAATGGGTATGTTATATTTCTTAGATTTTTTATTATCAACGAAGAAGTAGAAAGAGTCACACAATTCTTTTTAGAAAGAACTCGATAAATGGCATCATACACTACAACTACAAATAAACTAAAGATTACAGAACTTGATTTTGATTCAATTAAGGATGCATTGAAGTCTTATCTGGCTGGTCAAGACGAATTCAAGGATTATGATTTTGAAGGTTCTGCAATGAGCATTCTTCTTGATGTTCTTGCCTACAACACCCACTATAATGGTTTCTATGTGAACATGCTCGCCAGTGAAATGTTTATGGACAGCGCGAGCCTTCGCTCGTCTGTTGTATCTCTTGCCAAGCATCTTGGATACACTCCAGCATCGAGAAAGGGTTCTTCAGTCAACCTTGATATTTCTATGACGGGTTCTGGTTCTATGATTATTCCCAAAGGAGCAAAATTTACTTCAAGAATTGGAACAGATAAGTATACATTCCTTGCAACAAAAGCCCACATTGCAACATTGGATTCTACAGATAGTTTGTATAAGGCAACTGGAATAACAGTCAAAGAAGGAATTGCTTTCACTTCCACACAAACTGTAACAGGTCAAACGGGAGAGGTGTTTACAATCCCAAATGAAAATGTGGATATGGATACGCTGACAGTTGCGGTGGGTGGTGAAGTTTACCTAAGAGCGGATGACATTACTGAGGTTTCTTCAACTAGCAAAGTTTATTTTATACAAGAGGGAAACCAGAATCTATATGAAGTTTATTTTGGGAATGGGATTATTGGTAAGAAGCCTGATGTGGATGATCTGGTTCAGTTAGAATATAATGTGAGTATGTTGGGTTCGGATGGAAACGGAGCAAAGACCTTTACTCTGGCTGAAACTGTTGTTGGGGGTTCTGGTCCCACAGTAACATTGTCCTCTGGATACACTCGCTCTTCTGGTGGTGCAGAACGAGAAGATACTTCCACGGTTCGTCTTCAGGCACCAAGACAGTTTGCACTGCAAAAAAGAGTAGTAACAGCAGATGACTATCGTGCCAGATTGGTGAATGACTATAATCTTGTAGACTCGGTTCGCGTTTGGGGAGGAGAAGACAATGACCCTCCAACATATGGAAAGGTATTTATCTCAATCAAGCCAAAGACTGGATATGTTTTCTCAGAGGCAGAGAAGAGAACCATTGCCAATGACATTCTCAAGAAGAGAAATATGGTAACGATTACTCCTGAGATTATTGACCCTGATTATATGTTTATTGCTCCAACAGTAACTGTTGCCTACGACCCACGAAAGACTTCAAAGACCGCAGACCAAATTAAGGCAACTGTTACTTCTGCAATTCAAAATTATTCCACAGGTACTCTTGATGAGTTCGATGAATATTTTAGGCATTCTGTTCTTGCAAAGACGATTGATGATTCTGATACTGCAATAACAAATAATACAAATGAAATTAGAATCAAGAAGAGAATCCGACCCATTTTAGGCAGGAGAGCTACTTATACTGTTAAGTATGATAACCCACTACATCGACCCCATCAAGGTCACGCAAACATCTTGACATCTACTCGATTTACTTTTCAATTTCAGCCCAGATGCTCCTTCGTGGACATGGATGGAAGAATAATGGTAGTCACTGAAAATTGGTCAATGGGAAACTCATATGACCGTTCTTCTGGAAGAGACAATCCAACAGTCCTACATGCAGATGTGGGTTCAATTAATTATACTA